TACGTTGTCTATTTTACCCCTGTTTATCTCTGACATTCTTCTAATCGAAACATGCACATAACCCGGACTGACCGGGTAGGTCAGGATTGACCAATCAAACAGCCTTATAAACTTTTCTTCAATATCAAACACCTCTAACCCGCCATCGTCATTCTTAGAGTACAATTCTACGGAAATACTTGCTATTTCGAGAGCACTTGTAAACCCTCCAGCTTGTTCGTCAATAAATGAATCGTCCCACGTAAAAACGCCATAAGGGAAAGCCACGTTATCAGGAGCCTCAGTAAAAAACAACCCACCCGACAACGCCAAACGCAGGGCGTCACCGCCCGGAGTCTCATTAAACTTATTCATTATAGCTTGTGCAACATCTAGTATCATTTTATATTCTTATTTGCCTGTTTAAAGAATCTTAATATTTTACGCCTTGACTTTATCAAAGACGGTTTTAGCCACGGCCTTTTTGCAATATCTTTAGTACCTACCTCTAAGAAGTACCCATAATCCGGGTCTGTTCTCGGCGACTGTGATTTTATCTTATCAATGTCAGGGCCAACCGTGCCGACTACTATTAAATCACTCTTGTTTATAATATCCTTCGTACCTGCCTTAGTTCCAAGCCTGACCTGATAAGTAACACTATTGGCAAGTATGCCTGAGTCTCTCGCTGGCGGCCTTCCGGGTGCTGATGCCCTATGGAAGTCACTTGCCCTGAAAGACCCACGCTTGCCTTTCTGTTTGCGCCTGCGGTACAGTCTGCCGCTACCTGTCCCGCCGATCATCTTTTTAGCTGTCGCTTGTACGGTTATCGCAGCCTTGGTCATAGCATTTACATTAGCCTGAGTAGCTGCCGCGATAAGCTCCTCACCGTTCCATTCTATTGACCCGCCTTGTATTTTAGCCATCACTTCACCTCCAGCATATCAATTTCAAGGTGATGGCCGCGACCGGCCCCGTCAGCAATGCCGGTAATCTCGAACACTTTTCCATCCGATGTCACTCTGTCGCTTTCGTCTATCGTCAATGAAGTGGAATCAATAGGTGTGTAAAGCCTATATACATTCACAAGGGTTTCTTTGCTGAATGAGTTTGTTGTATCCGTATCTTTTCTTTGTAAAGAACAAGCAAGCGAAGCAATACGAGTAGTGTACGTAGGATTAGCCGTGCCCGCTATTGTCTGGGCAAAGCCTACCTGTTCTACTAAAGCTGTGTTTGGATAAATCATGCTGATGTCATCCACTTTCTTAATCGCATTGTTATATCACCGGACATACTTGATATACTGCCTGTCGATGATCCTAATCCGGTTTCGTACTCGTAATCGCCTATCTTTTCGCGTTTCAAATTAGAACTAATATTTCTCTTGTCGTAATACTGCTTTGTCAAGTCAATACATATCTGTTCAAGATCGCCCGGAATGTCAACATAGCCAGCAGTATACCGAACCACGACATTCTCAAACCCGCGATTAAACCTGCCGAAGTATTTGAGTATTCCGGCTTTTGTGTCGGTAATGAAGTCAGCAACAGGCTCATCCGGTATCTCCGGGTAGGCTATTTCTGTCAGGCATTGCAAACCCTTACCCGTAGGCAGTAATTCAATGGCTGACCACTGAACCAAATTAGCGTCCTGGGTGACAGTCCATCCTTTATCGAGTGCGACAATAGCAGTGAACAGGGCAGTAAATGTCGAGTAGCTGGCAAGTGTAATTGTTTCAGACCCGTCATTAGTACCGCCCTGTACCTGCAATGTCATATCCGATTCAGTTATTGATACCTGTGCGTGATAGGCATCGGTAGAAGTATTCTGAATCCCGAAAGCGTCACGCCTGCCGACACCCAGCATTGTTACCGCGATTACCGGGAACTGATGCAGGGTTAGTTCGCTTTGGCCGTCTCCGTCATAGAACTCCCTGTATGTAGTGTCAACGAAGTCTCTATTGCAAAATATCTGAATAGCGTTTGTAGAGCGTGTGATAAGTTGTCCTATCAAAGTGTCATCGTCTGAGCTTGTGATACCCATATACAATTTAAAGCGTGCTACGGTCGTCAGGAGGTCGCCTGATGCTACGGTGAGGTCAGACTGACCGAGGACGATAAACGAAAAGACCGTAGCGACTACGACACCTGACGCTAAACCCTCAACCCTAATCGTATAAGTCTTTAATGTCTCATATCCGAGGCCGGTAGTAGTTGCTATTTTCTCAATATAATAACCCTCAGTATTGGCATCGTCCTGCTTTGCCATCGTACCGGAGGCTATTTGCGTATTCGTCACTTCCTCGTAAATCTTATAAGTAGGCAATGAGTCAAGGTCTGTAGGTATAGCTGATGCGTCCGTAAACTGGGCGGAGAATGTTATATTTTGTTCTAATATGCCTATATTTGGACAACTCATAATTATTCCTTATTTAAGTAAAGGTGTTCCGCCGCCGGAGGATATTGCACCTCTTATCTTTTCCAGTGAGTCGGTTGTAGCGTCAAAGTCTGCCCCGCCGTTATCGTCTGCAATCTTAGCTATTGCCGCACCTACCGTCTGTGCAGCTCCGTCAAGAGCCGGGACAGTGCCGAGAGTGGCAATTATATCATCTTGTTTAGCTTCGGTAGCATCGCCACCTGAGCCGCTTGGAGCTTCTTCAAGTGCCTTTGCGGTGTACCTGTCGCCTGTTGAATCTTCTATAAGCCCATCTACTCTTGTAGTTTGTACCGATACGGCATCGAGGGTAGTTTCCATAGTATCCTGTTTCGCAGAAGTTGCCCTTGTGCTCATATTGGCATCTAATTGCGTATCGTATTCGCTTGCAGGCGCTCTTGATGACATGGTTGCATCTAACTGCGTATTGTACTCCCCAGACGGTGCACGCGATGATACATCAACATCAAGTCTTGTACTGTTAGCGTCCATCTCTTGTCGGTTCTCTGCTGCTGTAGGAGCGACACCGGCTGCGTCAGGGACGGTAGTATTGCCCCCGTCTGTTCCTCGCATAACATCGGAAGCAACAAGAGTAGGAACTGCAACGTCAAACAACTTTTTAAATGCCGCTGCTAATTGACCAGGTGTTTCAGTCAGTGCGGTTCCAAGGATACTTACGAGGTCAACCACATCAGACCTATTCTCGATAGAGAAAGAACCAAGTACTGAATTAACTTCTGCCCCGCCTATCGTCGCTCCTATAAATTCAACTTGATAATCCGCACCAACATCATAAAACCCTGCATCCGTAGTGTTACTCGTATCGATGGTTATAAAGTGAGCGCCGGTTGCATTTTTGTCAATCTCAACAGTCACGCCCGCACCTTGAGTAGTTTGAGACACGCCATCTTTTGAAACGAGGACATCAGAGTCTATCAGGGTGGTCACTGTAGTACTGGCGCCAGTAGCGAGAAGATAACTATTGAAAGTCATCCTTACTGATTGCCCGTCTGTTAGATTTCCATACCAATTATTCATAATTACCTCTTATTCAGTAGTCCCTTGAACATGAACAACTACCTGTCCTGCACCGCTAGCCACTACGTCAATTGACTTGCCAGACGCCACCTTAATCGGGTTGCGGAAATTATAAACCGCTGGCTGAGCGGTAGTGGTGAAGGTTATGCCCCCGACAATAACTACAGGCGTTCCAGTGTTGTCCTGAATAGTAATCGTGATCGCAGACAAACAATAAATCATTATAGAGCTAATGAGATGAGACTTGCCCGCAACAGCGGCGACTATTGTTTCTGTTCCCTGTGCGTCAGCCGATATTCCCTGTTTAGAGAATCCAGACCCTTTGCCGAGTATGTGAGTTGTTACTGTAACTGCCATAATTTATTCCTTAATTATCCGTTTGCTTCTTGTGGTACAAAGAAGTACCTGAAACCTGCGTTTATATTTGTTACACTATCTAAAAAATCGTCATTATATTCTTGCTCTATCTTTGCTCCCTTTTCCATGAAAGCGGGCCTCAAAGTGAAATCTAAATTCATAAACTGAACTGCTTGTACTCCTGAAACGAACAACGATGTCCTTTTCATATTGCAGTCTTCAAGATAAACATCCGTAGTTGCTCCACCGTTGGGTTCTGCATCGGCTCTTTGCCCATAATTAACTACCCATACATTTTGAGTCGAGAAAATAGTAAACATGCAATCACTGTAAATTCCGATAGCCGTTATGGGGTCAGACTCATCATCTGCCGTAAAAGCGTAACCGCTTGTGTAATAGTCTATCTCGAACGATGTCTCAGGCCCGTATATACTTACATCTGTGTCCACATAATTGATTGTTATTGCATAGTAATTCCCAACGGTAAGCAGTTCGTTGGTTGGAATCTCAAGGGCAACACCCGCGATAAACTCGTCGATATGATACGTCCTGAATCCGCCAATAATGGTCACTCTGATTTCAGACTCTTGCAGCCCGCTAATGCCTAAATCTCCCAGTTTCTCATATTTAGTAACACTAGAATCGTCAAGAGCGACGCTTCCAGGTATAGTACTTCCCATATCAAACAGTTTTATATCAACCGAGCCAGGAAGCGGAACTGATACCATGTCATCAATATAGAATATAGACGCAGGCCGCTTTTCTTCGATTCTAAATCCAATCGCTATTATGTCTGTAATATCTGCTGGTGTAACATCGTCGGCTGTTAAGCCTGCTACGTCCACGACATACTTGAACCATGAGCCTGGGTCTACCGTGACTATTTCTGTACTGCTTGTATTATTACTGGCATCTTCTACAAATACCCGCAATTTCACTACCTCGTAAGTGTCTGTAGCATACATCCAGAATTGGCCGGTGTATCCAGTGAAGTCGGTAGATATA